CTTTCTATCTTCAATAGATTTATCAGTAAAAAATTGCCACTTATGTTCTGATTCTCTGTTATCAGATTGTATATAGTATGGATTGTTTGGAGTCAATACTAAAAAATATTCTTGTATTGTAGCTGGTGAAATATCCCAAGGATAATGTAAATCATAAACAAAATGTTTTGCTTGCTGTAATGCTGCGGCTTTATATCTATCAGAAATATAAATTATAGCATGTGCAGCAAGCATTCTACCCAAACGTAGAAAATTTTCATCATACTTACAACTAATATAATCACGACAACCAGTAGAAACTCCCAAATAGATGGCATCGCAGTTATCTGGTACTTCTAAAATATCTTGATAACTTGGAGTGATAAGAGCATCATCTTCTAAAACAAGTGTTGGGCCACAATTAAAACTTTTTTCTATACATCCAATATGTGATAATCCACATCCTGCCAGGTATGGTTTCATACCAGGATGGTTACTGACACATAATGGGTCAGATGGGTCTATTCTGTACGCTGGAAACCGTTCATTATTATTTATTTTATAATTTTTACATTGCTGTGTAATTTCTTCTGCATTTTTAATTGCAGAATCTAAATTAATCCATAGGGTTTTAATTTCTCGTAAATCAATAATCATATAACCTCGTGTTAAATATAATACAACTTATAAAGATGTCAAGTTATTTAGTTGACATTTTCTTAACTTATATTATAATACTCATATGAATCTAGAAGACCTTAAACTCAATATTTCCAAAGACGCTTCTGTTGACTCTTCAGAACTAGGAAATGAGGCTATTAGAACTCCTCAACTGCATAGTAAGTACCTATGTCTTCATGCAGACTTTAAATTGGTTCTATGTAAACAGGTAAATGACCTAGCAATTTTAAAACTTCGTAAGTGGAAGATATTTACTGGTAAGGCTAGCCGTGAAGAGTTAGAAGCATGGGGAGAGGATCCAAATGCACTTACTCTACTAAAGACTGATGTAGAAAAGTTCATAGAGGCAGATCCCAAGATTATTGAACTAAAATTAAAGATTGCTGTTATTGAATTTAAAGTTAAGATGGTTGAAGAATTTTTAAAAGTTCTTAATAATAGAAATTTCTCTATTAAGTCCGCTATTGATTGGTTTAAAATGACACAGGGTATTGTCTAATCTTACCATAAATATTGAGTGGATGTAGAAGTTGAATCTGTAGACGAAGTTCGTTACTATATAAAAACAGAAAAGGGAGTCAAACAAGAACTGAGAGATTATTTCTCGTTCATGATTCCTGGTGCTGAGTATATGCCATTGTTTAAACGGCGTATATGGGATGGTAAGATAAGATTATTTGATATTCTATCTTCCACTCTACCAAGGGGTCTTAAATCTTACCTGAGTAAGTTTTGTAAAGACCGCCAATACACTTTAAATATTAAAGAAAGCAAGAATCCCCTATGCATAACGGAGGAGAAACTTCTGGACTTTTACGATACGCTGAAAGTTTCTGTAAAGAAACAGAGGGTAAAAATGCACCCTCACCAAAGCCAAGCAATTCTTCACGCTATCAACTCTCACCGGTGTGTAATAATATCTCCGACAGGTTCTGGAAAAAGTTTAATAATCTACGTCTTGCTCCGCTATCTGCTATCCGTAATAAAATCAGACAGAAAGATTTTAGTTTTGGTTCCAACCGTAGGGTTGGTTACACAGATGGAAACAGACTTCTTTGATTACTCAAAGACAGATACTTCTTGGCTATCACGAAAATATATTCATAAAATTAGTGCAGGACTTGAAAAAGATACCAACAAACAAGTAATTGTTTCTACTTGGCAGTCTATATACAAGTTACCACGAGAATGGTTTGATCAGTTTGATGCTATCTTCTTTGATGAGTGTCACCAAGCCAAGGCAGAATCAATTAACTTAATTGGTCAGAAGTTAACCAAAGCGTGGTTTCGTATTGGTACTACGGGCACACTAGATCAAACACAAGCACATCGTTTAAGCATAGAAGGCATTCTAGGACCTGCTGTACAATTTATTCAGACAAAGAGCCTAATGAACAAAGGATTGCTTGCTACTCTTGCTGTTGACTGTATTGTACTCAAGTACACAGATCAAGAGAAGCAGGATATGAAAAAGCAAAAATATCCTGATGAAATCAAGACTATAATAAGTAATACTAGGAGGAATGAATTTGTCAAAGAACTCGCAATTCACACCAAAGGCAATACACTTATCCTCTTCAACTACGTCGAAGGACACGGGAAACCTCTCCACGCTCTCATTGAGGCAGCAGGAACAGATAAGAAGGTATATCTTATTCACGGAAAAACAGAAAGTGAAGCAAGAGAATCTATTCGCCGCATCGTGGATACACAAACTAATGCCATATTGGTTGCGAGTTACGGTACTACTAGTACTGGCATTAACATTGTCAACATTGATAATCTTATACTCGCCTCTCCTACTAAATCTGTAATTCGTTTACTACAGAGTATTGGTAGAGGTCTACGAGTATCTGCTAAAAAGAAAACTTTGAAAGTTTATGATATCGTTGATGACCTTTGTTACATGTCATACAAGAACCATGTTTATAGGCATTTTGAAGAACGAATCAAAATTTATAAAAAAGAAAAGTTTGATTACAGAATAATGTCTATGCCACTGCCTACCGATGATAAATAAATTAGGAGGGTTACTATGTCTGACGAAGCACAAGAAACTCCCTGTGATGGTATTGTAAGAGTTGTAAAGCTTATGAATGGCGAAGAACTATTAGGAATAGTTCAAGATGTTTGTACAAACCACATTTCAATGATACTTCCAGCAAAAGTTGAAACAGCATATTCAAAAGATGAAAATGGAATATTAATTGAATATGTTAAATTAACAAATTATGCAGCAAGTGTAAAAAATAGTGAAATTGTTTTAAATAAAAATGCAATCATGTTTATTGGTGATCCAATTTCAGATATGCTAGTCATGTATCAAACATTTTCTGAAGCCATGAAAACGGATCCAGAATCAGTTAGAACTAGTACGTCTGATGAAGGTGTGTCTAGCCCACAGGCTGGACTTATGATGCTAAATGAACTTTTCAATAATGAAGATTTTGTAAATTTTGTAAATGACATGATTGACAGTTTTGAGGGGTCAGAGGTCATATTGGATGAAGAATTAGAAGAAATAGAAGAATCTGAACAGCAGGAACCCTCTGTAGAGGATCTATTGGTTGAGGAGTCTCCGAAGCCACCTAAGCCTGTAAAACGCCGTACAATGAATCCTGAAACTAAAAAGCTACCATTTAATCCAGAGAGCAGCCCAAATTCAGCTGAAAGCTGGTCAGATAATCCAGAAGATTACATTTAAAGAGTATTATCTAAATTTTCTGGTACATCTGGGCAGAAATTATAATAAGCAAATTTAAACTGACATGTTGCTTTTTGTATGATTGCATCCGAACTATCGGATTGAAAAACCAACCCACTCAATTTACTCGGAACAATATAATTAAATCGGACTTTTGTTACTGGGCAATTCGTAGAAGCACTGTAAATTATTAAATTTGCTTCGTGATGCCAATCTTGGTAATCAGCATTATAGTCAGTATCATTTTCTATGTTTGCTAAATTTCGCATCCAAGAATAAATGCTTTGCCAATTTTCCAAATTTGAATCAACTATAAATTCTACATTTAAAGTTTCGTAGTTGAACTGCATTGTTGGAACGGGAATTGTTGTACCTAAAGTAGTTGGTTGATTTACTTCTGGAATTGTACAACCTGGTAAATTTGCTTTTTGGCAATTTAATTCAAATTGTTTAGTTCCTCTTCCAAAAAATAAATTAAAGTAACTATTATATAGTGGATTTAAATTTGTTGTGCAGCTCATATTATTATTTATTTAAAAACAAAGACCTCCCCATTTCTGGGGAGGTCTCGAAATTTTAATTACTTACTTTCCGTCTGATTAGATAGTATTACCGTGTAGATGGGTAACAGCTGTCAAGCGGTAGTATTGATTCAAACCAGCAGTCAAGTTATCGCCGTCAGGAATCTTTGTTGTGTTGTTAATAATAAACGGATTAGCAACTACACCATAACGAGTCTTGAACGCAATACGTGGTTGGAAAGTATTAGGATCGACTGCACGTACCATTTGTAGCGGAACGTATGGGCAGTAGAACAGACCAGCATCGTATGGAGATTCACCCTTATAGCCAGCAACAAAGAAGTTGTAGCCTAGTGGTGAATATGGATCGATATAGACGCGAATCTTACCACTCAGAACACCAGCGAAGGTGCTTTGAGTATCATCAACACTCATTTGTGGAGCAATACCAGGGCTGAGACTCATGAAGCCAGACATGGCTAGAGCAGCAGCAGTATCACTGTCACAGATGATGAAGTTACCCTTACCACGGCGAGTTTCCTTAGCGATTGCATTGCATTCGCGTTCAATTTGGAAACTAAGACCACGGAAACGTTCTGCAGACCAACGACCGTCAGAATCTTGATCAAGGTCGTATGTACCCTTAGCTACAAGATCGCCCTGTTGTGAACCAGACTTAGCAACATAGTAAATGGTCTTGACGATTTCACGATTGATTTCGGCAAGAATTTCTGTGCTGAGAAGATTGGCCAACTCTGCTTCTGCATCTAGTCCGTGAACAGCCTTCAAGTCTTGTGCAAGTTCGACAGTATAATTACTGCTTAGTGCACGAGTCTTAGCTTGTACTGCAACACGGTCAATGCTGAAGTTCATTTGGTTCCAGTTAGCATATTGTCCGTTTGTATAAACCAAACCACCACATGCACCCATAACAAGGGGATTACTACCAATGCCTTCACCATTATTGGTAAGTATACCACGTAGGGCTTGAAGTTGAGCAGCAGTTGATGCTACACCTGTAGAGGCATTCCAACCAGCGGAGTTACCCCAACCAGCAGTAAGACCACCGAATGCACCAAGGGACCAACCCGAACCACCGAACGATGGTTGTGGTTCTTGGAAGTTAGCTTCGGTATAAGCAAGACTGGAATAAGAACTGGCTGAACCAGCTGGAGCATAATTAGAGCGCATGGCAAAAATTAGTCCTGTTGGAGCGGTCATTGGTTGAACGCCACAGATATCATATGCCATTAGATTCGGCATAGCACGACGAATCAATGAAATGAGTACTG